TGTAGATACTAAGCGTGATGGAGAAAATACAGATCAGGCATTTGAGCGTGTCTATAAGTTTGTCGAAGATAAGTTGACAGAAAAGATTCAAGAGGCTCAGTCAGAGGCTGCTGAAGGATAATGGCAGAACGCAAAGACCGAATGGCTTTGCTTTCACGCTACAGCAAACATCATACTGCAAAGTATGAGCAAAAGCCATCTTTAAATTTAAATGTTGAGCAATGGTCAGCAGATGCACTCATTGAGTCATACGGCATGGGACAGTGCTATGATTTGCTAGAACATTACTTTAGTGTTGCACAGTCTCCTTCATGGAACTACTTTGCATACAATACAGAAAAAATTTTACAGGCAAAGAAAGATAAAGAGCAAGACGACAAAGATAGGGCAGAGCGCCGAAGAATGGCAAAGGAGTGGCTAAGTGAATAATACAGAAGCAAAACTAATTACGGCTGTGCTTGAAGATAAGCAGGTTCACGTACTACTTCAGGCAAACATCGACAACTTGCTTAGAACACATAATGATGTTTGGGAATTTATTCGCAACTACTTTGAGCATAATTCTGCAGTTCCACCAGTATCTTTGGTTGTTGAAAAGTTTAGAGACTTCGATCCAGTTCCTGGTATCGGAGCAACTAAGCACCACCTAGAAGAATTACAAACAGAGTATCTAAATGATAGCCTAAAGGATATTTTGCGTTCTGCTGCTGGAGAAGTTCAGCAAGGTGAAGGGGCAAAGGCTCTAGATAGTCTAATTACACAAACCTCAGAACTAAAAAAGAATACTTCTGCAATTCGTGATATTGATGTTACTGACTTAGAGTCAGCAGTTGCTTACTTTGAAAATGTAAAAGAGCAGCAGGCTTTAGGTAAAATTGGTATTAAGACTAATCTTCCAGGATTTGACAACTATCTTCCAGCAGGAATCATGCCAGGACAGTTGGGTGTATTCCTTGCATATCCAGGTATTGGAAAGTCGTGGATGGCTTTGTACTTTGCTGTACAGGCATGGAAGCAAGGCAAGACACCTTTGGTGATCTCACTTGAAATGTCTGAGACAGAAGTTCGTAACCGTGTATTTACTATCATGGGTGAAGGTCTTTGGTCACATAGAAAGATCTCAAATGGTGAGATTGAACTGGATATGCTTAAGTCA